TATTAAAAGAAGCTTCGGTTTGGGTGCTTGTGGTGTCATTGGCAACATTTTGTGCAAACGTTGGAATGTCAGAAGGTTGACCGCCAACTCCGAGGAACTTAAACATTCCGCGAGTTTTGTAAGGTGAACCTGATCCGCTGTCAGCTTGACGATCTTGGGAAGAGCAGAATGCGGCTTCCATGTCGCGCTTGGTTTCACGAATTGCTTTACTTTCAGCATTTGCAAATTCAGATGCAACGCCTGCGGTATCTACGATTTCTTGGATCGACGATACAGCGTAGGGGCGACGAAAGACTTGCACATAATTACCGATACGCGCCCTGTTGGCGGCTTTGTTATCGAAACTTGTAACGTCTTCACCTTCGTTTACACCATCAAAAGATGCGGTACTAAGGTCATCAACTTGAACTTCATTAAAAGTAGCAGTTGCGCTTAATTTATTTGCCATTGATGTCAATGGCGTGGATTCTGGTTCTAGAATTGTGAGAACATCAGAAATGGATTCACGATTTCCAGAAACATTATAGGTACTGGCTTTAGCCATAATTGGATTCCTCCTAGTTTTTAAGATTGATTTTTAATTTTTAAATAAGTTTGGTAGTCCGCCATCGAACCCGATTTATCGAATCTCGCTTTCGCCGCTTGCAGAGCTTTCGTTTTCTTTGCCTGCGGTGTTTTGGGCCTGCTTGAACCTGCTTCCGCGCTCGCTACTGGAGCTTGGGGTTTAGGTTTCGGCTTGGATGCGTTCTCCTGTCTTGCCTGGACTGCTCTCATTCCCTCAACCATAAGGCCAAGGGCAAAGTTTGAGTTCGGCAAATATTCAACCATTGGCTTGTAAAGAGGTGCGCTCTTTACCTGCATGAATAGCTTGTAGTCATCGCTCTCCGGTTCACCTAAGAACTTGAAAGTTTGAACTGCTTGCTGATCTGCATCGGATCTTTCCTTAATCCACTTTTGCCGAGCGGGTGCATCCTTGCGAAGAATCTTCTTTGCATTTGTACGGATACGACGCAGATCGGTTTTGGTGTAGGTCTTATCACCATCTTGTAGGACAAACTCATTACCATTGTCATCGTACTGGACTTCGTTGTCCATACCTTCCTCCGCCCATTCGATGAGCGTTGTCATTTGTTCGACTTCTTTGGTCAGAGCCTGTGCGTCAGAGATGTGATGCAGAGCATTATCTTTTAGGAACTCAGGTAATTCACTCGATTGCGTTTGCTGTGCTTGTTCGGCTTGCGCTTGCAATTCAGCTTTTTCTGCAATGAGTGCATTCTTCTGAGCGGTTAATCGTCCAAAGCGTTTAATCGCAGATGCGTTCAGCGACTTGGCTATTTGACGAGTCTCCTCTTCGGATAAGCTATCCAGGTCAATATTATATTTTGAAAGAACATCCAAAGGCTCTGCGGGCGGCGAAGAATCTTCGACTTCCACTTCGTCATTGGCGGATTGTTCCTCATCAACTTCCGTAGGCTCCGCAGTTTCTTCAGCGGGTTCGTCGGTCAATTCGGCTTGGGCTTCTGGTTCTTCCTCGGTGACTTGCTTGCTTTTCAATAATTGATCAGCAAATTCTGCCATCGTGATGTTACCATCTGCTTGCGTTTCTGTTTGCGCGGAATTTTGAGAGGATTCCGAGACAACCTCTTCGGTAATTGTATCCATAATTAAGCAAGGCTAAAGTAGCCTAGTGTAGCAAAATGTAGTATACATGCAAAGTAATGGCAACAAAAAAGCCCCTGCGGCTACCCCAAACCGCAGAGGCTTTGAACACTAACTCAGCACTAAAGCTTGTAAAACATGTCGAGTTCTTCGTCTATTGCCTCAAGTTTTCCTGACATCATAAAGTGTCTATTTGTGGAATCTATGATCGATTTCGTCTGTAACTGGCGTATAACTTCTTCACGCATTGACTCACGCATAGATATATATGCCTTAAAGTTAGGATCGTTTTTGAGAACAGCCAAAGCGCGTATCGCTTCATCGGGGTCAATTTCATGGTTAGTTTTTCTTTTTCTTGTCATTTAAAATTTTCGTACAAAAAAGACAGGATCAAGATTAGGATATCAGTAATCGCTTCGCGCTCGACGAAGAACATAACCAACAAAATAACCCAGTACCATTCTCTTTGCAGTTGTTGCACATTACTTACGCTTTCTTTTCCAACTTACGCGCTTGGGTCCGGTTTTTCTTTTTGCCGCGCTTTTTTTGCATTGAGCTTTGGTTGGCCGACATGCGGGATACGGACGCTTCGACGAGCGAGAGGACTTCCTGCCACAAGGTTTCCCCGTTTTGCAGTCGATCCATCCTTTGCCCTTGTTCTGACTGAACCACTTCGTCAGTCCACCATCTTTCTTGGCCATTACTTCTTGCCTTTGACTGACTTGTATTTTCCGCCACGACGCTTGTACTCTTTCGTTAAATATCCACTTGCATAAGCGGATGGCCAAACCTTGTACTTCTTTTTCGCTTCCGCTTTGACACGGGCATAAAGAGCTTTGTTGGTTGGAACGTTCTTGCTCATCTCACCATTTCTTACAAGACCAGTAGCCTGCGCTTAGTTTAGACTTTTTTTCATCGCATTTATGTCTTGCTCGGAAGGACTTACGTCGTGCAGGTTCTGACTTTCTAATTCGCATATTAGGGTCTCCAAATCTGACAAGGCGGACTTTATCTCCTTCCTTAGCAAGTACAGCAAACTTCTTTGACTTTCCAGGGGTTCGCTTTGGAGAATTATACTTAGAAAATTTTTCTCCACGATAGGTGATCATTTTTTCTTACGCTTGACCATCTTCTTTCCGGTCTTCTTTGCGTAGGATTTAGCCTTCGCCATTCCTTTTTTTCCGTATCCAAATTTCTTTTTTCCTACCATTGGCATAATATTATCCTCCTGCTGTTTGTCCGAATTGTGTGGGTGCGGTTCCAAGTCTCCCAATTTGAGCGTTCTGCTTTTGCTGAATCTGCATTTGTCGCTGTTGCATATATGTCTGTATACGCTCCTGTAATGCTTGATCCTGTTGTGCTTTCTGCTGAATATCAGGTTGTTGTAACCATTGAGTAAATACTTGGAGCTTCATCTCATGGGCATCCTGCTCGCGAACATTGGGCGGTACACCCGCCACTAGTTCGGCAATCAATTGGCGCTCCTCTTCCATCGCTTTCTGGGATGCGGTTTCTTTGGGCAGTAAAACTTTTTCGGATGCTCCAGGTAACACTTGTCCAATTGCCAACTGCAATAACTTCTCGGTGTCTAGCGTACCATTCTTATCCAACATACCACCCAACTCGCCTACCGCCTTAACCCGTTCCAACATTTGTTCGGGATCTTGAGTGGCGGCATCAAACTGCATATAAAAGTCAAACCTTTCTCCTGCCCTACCCTTGGCAAATTTTTGCATGTCACGCATTCCGGTAACTCGGAAATATTCTTCATCGGGTCCATACTGCTGATAGAGCGTCCAGACTTGATCAATGACATGTTTGAGGTGCTGAAATACTTTGTCGATGTTTCGCTGTTGCTTCATTTGACCCTCAACCGGATCAACTCCTGGTGCATTGCGTCCGATATAGCGATCCAACTGCTCCTTGGTGTAGCGTCTGACTTCCATCGAACCACCATCATATCTAGGAGTGTCTGCAAATCTGTACTCTCCTGGTGTACGATATGGAATACGAACTCCCGGACCCCACTTTGTTGGCGCTCTACCAAGTGGATGTTCCAAGGGTGGCATCGTAGCCAAGGACTGACGATCAATACTTGCGTCTTCTTCGATCTTTAAAACATTCTGTGGACCTTCTCCGATCTCGGCAACCGAGCGACTATGATACAAACGCTTACTGGTCTTCTCAAAGGTGCTGACCACGAAGGGATATTTGCCGTGACTATAATCTAAGAGTTGATGCTTGGCATACAATTCTGGAACACGATCATGTAAAATTGTACAATAAATACCAGGTACATCATCTTCATCGAGCAATCGCTGATAGCAGTAAACAATACGAATGGTATCGTCATCATCACGAATGACTTCTTCCTGCAAGCGAAGGTTATTAATGGGTGTGTCCGATTCTCCACGCTGTGATAATTCAATCGCAGAATCCACAAACTCCTCATCCCATCCTTCGGTGTTTATCTTGGAGCGTAATTGCTCTGGGGTCATGTTTATCACATGAAATACATAGGGTGCTTCCTGTGGATCAATGCAATAAGATGGCCAGAATACATCCTCATCGGGTGCCAATGCTTTGACTCTGGGTTGATTAATTACGCGACGAGTTACTGGTATGGTAGTTTCCCCATCCTTGCGTAGCTCGCGGAGCATACCCTTTGCCTTCGCTTTGGA